AATAAAGAATTTATGGCAGACTCCGAAAGGCTTATTTGACTCGCTAGATATGGAATTTTGCTTTACTGGTGATGTGGCGGCTAATCACGACAATGCTTTAAGTGAAAACTTTTACACTGAGAGCGATGATGCGCTAAAACAAAGGTGGTTTAAAGTTTCTTGGTGTAACCCGCCTTACGATAATATAAGTCCATGGGTGGCCAAGGCCATTGAACAGCATAAGAAAGGTAAAACTGTAGTTATGCTTGTGCCATCTGATACTAGTGTTAAATGGTTTAAAGATGCGTTTGATAGTTGTAATGAGGTTAGATTTATAAGTGGAAGGCTTTCATTTATTAACGCTTCAACTAAAAAGCCAGTGAGCGGAAATAACAAAGGGTCGGTTTTATTTATTTGGCGAGCATACTGCAAATCAAGGTCTGTTTCATTAATTGATAGAAATGAACTTTTAGGCATGAGCTTATAACTAAAAGTTATTAGCAATATTCAACGGTTAGTGTATTATTAAATCGTGCAGTGCAGAAGTTAGCGCGTAAAGACACAGGAAAGACAAGAGGTGCATTCCGTACCAATCAAATTAGACTTCGCCGCTTATATTTGTAAGCGGCTTTTTTATATCTACTGCGGTGTTATACTAAATATACCGATTAACAGCAGGAGTAAGTTATGGCACGTTCACGTCAAAAACCTAAATCTACCGGTAAGAAGTCTAAGTAATGTTATTCGCCGATTACGCAGTTTACTTGGCTATATTTTTAATTGTCTTTGCTAATCGGCAATCTATTATATTTTTGTGCGTTTTCGCCCTTTCTGAAATCTTCTATTTCGCCAATACAGACCCTGTTTATGACTCCGCTATTATAGCAATGGCTTTTGCGTTAGCGGCTTATAAATCAACGGGCATAAAATACAACCTTCAAATGGCATTAATCTGCTATTCAGTTTTATTTTGGTTTTCTGGGTTAGATTACCTTGCTTTTCCGCAAGAGACTTATTTTTATGTTATATTTCCTTATGTTGTTAAATTTATTGATATTTACGTCATATACCACTTAATCCATAAGGAGCAAAGGAATGTCAGAATACATAGCGCCAGCCATTGCTCTTTTAATTAGCGGTTTTTTTATCTACAATTGCATTAAACACGTAATCAACAGAAAGAAACAGCATGAGCGCAATAAGCAACATATTACACGCAATAAGTGATCACGGTAACGCATTAGTCAGTAAAGCGGTAACTTACTTCGGGGTTGTATCAATAGGCGGGGGTGGCGCGCTAGGGGTAGCTAGTGGCACGGCTGAGAAGATAGCTCAAAATCAATCTTTTGGATTGCCTGACTGGGCGGCTATAGTTTCCATTGTTGGAGGCATATGCTTAATCATAAAAAACTCAATAGATGCTTACTACACAATCCAAGATAGGCGAGAGAAGAAAAAGGCGAAAAATGCAGCAAAGAAATAAACGAACCCTCAAAAAATCACACTCTAAATACAAGCCGCGTTAATGCGGTTTTGTTATATCTATATAGCTAAATGTTATTTCTAAAGTAAGTCAATAAGCATTAAAATTAGTGTGAATTTAATTAATGGAGAATGTAATGGGTATTGAATGGAAAGATGATGCGGTGTGCTTTGCTGGTGGTAGGTATTGGTCTGCTCTTGGTGAGGGGTATAGTTATTTGGTTGATGATAAGGTTATTGGTGTTGGTTTTAAATATCTAATTGAATGTCCAGACTTCCAGCTAAACACCATAAAGCAAGGTGATTATATTGAAGCCTCAGAGCTTGATAGGCAGAAGTATCAAAATGCGGTTGGAGTTTTTAAGCTGTTTGGCTTTTACCCTTACGAGCGGTGTTATAAAAAAGCCCTAAAGCGAGCTAATGAAATTTTCTTTGTTAGTGATGACTTATTATTCATAGGCTCTTCAAGCTGTAGTGAGCTAACAAAAAGAAAAATAACCTTCAATCAACTAATGGCAATAGGCGAGTTAAAGCGCTTGGAGCTTGAGCGTGATAAAGAGCCTCAATTCGGCAAAAACGAAGATGGCAGCATGAAGCTTATTAAATCCAACTTTTCGGCATCATCAAATAAATACGAGCGCGAAATAACTGACAGGCAAGGCAATTCAGCTACAGTTGATGTTTATGACGTATTAAAGGCTTTTGAAGTCACATGCCCAGCAACGCAGCACGCATTGAAGAAGTTACTATGTAGCGGCTTAAGAGGGCACAAGGACTTACAAACAGACTTACTTGAAGCTAAAGAGTCAATAACCAGAGCTATAGAGTTAAATGAATAAAATACCAACTAACAAACCGCTACTATGCAGCTATAACGACAACGAAGGTAATCATCACGGCTACATAGTTGCAATATACAAGAATGGCCGCTTTTACAGTGGTCTATATCCAATTAACCGCGTCACAGGTTGGCGTGAGATACCAGAAGAGGGATTTAATAGTTATGAGTGAATCATTAGAAGAGTTAAAGGCGATAATTTATAATGCGCCAGATGGTGCGACCATTATTGATATTGATGATGATGGGACTGTTGATTTCTTATACGTTGACAAAAAAGCTGATGACGGTGAAAAAATAAGAAACTGTATCAACGGTGATGACGGAGCTATTGAATTTAGCGATGGAAATATTCGCTCACTATCAGACATAAAGCGTATTATTGAATTGATGGAGTCGTTAGATTCTGTATCTGAGGTGTTTAAATGAACGAATTTTACAAACAGCAAATAGAAAAGCTTAAAGCTAAAGTTATTGCGCATGCTAAACTTGGTAATGAGTTAAAGGTAGCTATGCTTGAGAAAGAGATAGCTAATTATGAGCAGCATATTAGACAAAAAGAGCCGAAAGGCGTTGATAGTTATTTGAGTTAGGGGGTAGAAATGAGTGAGTGGATTAGTGTTGATGATAGGCTTCCCGAGAAAGGGCAGGAGTGCATTGTCTATGGTGGTGAGACTGGCGTGATGGTTGATACTTTTGAAGATAGACATGCCGATAATGGTTGGTTTATTGAGCTTCAATCTTGGTGCGGAAGAAATGAAGAGCATAAGGTAGCGTTCTGGATGCCATTGCCTGACCCGCCAGAAGTATAAAAACAAGCCTCACATAACGTGGGGTTTTTTATTGCCTGTAATAAGCTATAATGCTATGAGTAGCTTAATCAGGAGATAGTAGGGTAATGAGTAAAAAAAAGATTGGCAGGCCTACTAAGTTTAACTTTAGGGTTGCCACTGCAATTATAAAGCGGATTATGTCAGGTGAGGCGGTATGCAGTATCGTTAAAGACCCTGATATGCCAGCCAATAGCACTCTGTATAAATGGTTAGCCAATAACACAATCTTTTCGGAGAGATATGCACAGGCGCTGGAGTTTAGGACTCATTTAAAGGCTGAGCAAAGGCACAAAGTAATAGAGTCAGCTCTCGATAAGATAACAAACACAAAAGACCCTTTACCAGATGGTTTTAATGCTAGCGTTTGGGGTAATCTTATTAAAGAGCAGGTAAGAGCTATTGAATGGGATGCGGAAAGATTAGCGCCTGTTAAATATAAGTCTGGTTACATTTCCGATGGTACTGACGGCGAAGCCCCTGCATTAACCATTAATTTTGCTACACGCGATCCAGTTGGTAAGATGAAGATAACCACAGGTGAAAAAGATTGATTGAATTATCTGCGCCTCAGTCTGTTTTTATTAATGGGCTAAGCACAAAGAATACTGCTTATGTTGGCGGCTTTGGCTCTGGCAAAACGTTTGTGGGTTGCTTAAAGCTGCTAATGTATATCAGCATGTTTCCACGTACACGCTGGGGGTTTTGGGCGCCGTCATATCCGTCTATACGTGATGTGTTTTATCCTACCTTTGAAGAAGCTGCTGAGCTTATGGGTTTTAGGGTAATAACCAATACCAGCAATAAGGAAGTGCATGTTTATAGGGGTAGGCAATACTACGGCACCGTTATTTGCCGCTCAATGTCTGACCCTGCATCAATCGTAGGTTATAAAGTTGCCGGTGGCATTTGTGACGAGTTAGACACAATGAAAACCGCAAAGGCTAATGATGCTTGGAATAAGGTTAATGCTCGACTGCGCTTAAAAGTGCCCGGGCTTGAACAGAACTGGTTAGGTGTAACAACTACACCCGAGGGCTTTAGGTTTGTGTATGAAAGGTTTGCCAATAACCCAAAGAGCCGTTATTCAATGGTGCAGGCTTCAACATACGAAAACAGAAAGTATTTGCCTGATGACTACATAGAAAACTTATTTGAAACGTACCCTGAAAACTTAATTAGTGCTTATCTTGATGGTGAGTTTGTTAACTTAACAAGTGGTAGCGTTTACCCGCAATATGATCGCGTATTGAATGGCAGTGATGAGAGTTACAACTCGGGTGAGAATATTTATGTAGGCATGGACTTTAACGTTGGTCGTATGTGTGCTGTTATATACGTTCAGCGCAACGGCAAGCCACACGCAGTAGATGAGATAATAAACGCATTTGATACGCCCAATATGATAGAGCTATTAAAGCAAAAATATTGGATTGAGTTATCGCAGGGTGAGTTTAAGAAAATTAATGAGATTTACGTTTACCCAGATAGTACAGGTAAAAACCGTAAGTCAGTCGGGGCAAGTGAAACAGATATTAGCCTGCTAAAGGATGCGGGCTTTAATGTTCACGCCAAGACTAAAAACCCACCTGTAAAAGACAGGGTTAATGCCATGAATGCGGCTTTGTGTAATTCAAAGGGTGAGCGTACATTAAAAGTTAATGCTAGGCTTTGCCCTCAATACTCACAGAAACTAGAACAGCAAGTTTATAATGATAGGGGTGATCCTGATAAAGATGGCACAGAAGATGTCAACGATGCAGGCGGCTATTATATAGCCTACGAATACCCTATAATAAAACCATT